TCCTGCCGAGTCGCGCCACGTCCGAACTTTTTTCGATAGAGCGCGTTGATGTAGCTCGCGTTGGCTATCGCGAGAGGATTTGCTGCGCTCAATTGTTGAGAGTCGATGGGCATGGTTAGGCAGGAGAAATGTCCAGTTTTTTTGCGATGGCCAGCAGAAGCGGAAGAGTGGTCTGCATGTAGTCGTTCGTGGCGGCGGCAATCTGTGTTGATTGCGGGTCGCGATTCTGGAAAATGGCGGTGAGGCGAACCAGCTCGACTTCCTTAGCCTTGATCTGACCTTCAATGACTCCGATCCGTTCATGGAGGGTGTGCATCTCTCTGCGATGGGTGTCCTCACGTATCTTTAGATCGGAGCGGTGAGTGTCTTCACGCTGCTGCATATCCGACCGCAACTGGTTAAGTTTATCCTCATACGCTTTGATCTGTTCATTCTTCAGATCAATCACTGCCTTGGCTGCGCTTGCCCCACCCTGACGGGAGTACAGGATCAGGAATCCCGCAACGCCCGCGATCTGAATAATAATTCCGATGGAGAGCGTGGAAAAGAAGTCGTGCATGCTAAATCGTTGAGGTGTACTCGATGAACACGCCGAGCATGTGGTAGTTGTTCGTGTTCGTGTCGGCGCCGAGGGTACGGTCACAGTTGACCATGATGTCGAAGGCGTCGGTGCCGGTGAGGTTGGCTCCGGTGATCGTGGTCGTCGCGTCAAACGGTACGTTGGTTGTGGCCGCGGTCGGATTGAGTGTCGCCGACTGAGTGAACGTCGAGACTAGGGTCAGGCCGGATTGCTGGCGCAGGATGTTGACGGCCATCGCGACAACGCCCACTGAAGCGCCATCGACACTCCCGCGAATGCGTAACGTGAAGTTCGTACCATCCCAATCGGCGGGCATCCGAATGCCGCCGGCCAGTGCGTAGGCGTTCACAGCGTCCTGGTACCTCACAGCGGGGTGATAGGTAACGGTCAGGACCGAGGTTGTGTTTGAGCCCTGGTTGAAAGCCGCGGGGTCAATGCGGAGGGTTCGGGCAGTCTTGCCGCCGGCCAGCTTGCTCGTCGCAAGGGCCATGTCGGCCGCCATGTGAACGTTGCCCAGACTGTTGAGGGTCGTCTGGATAGCGCTGAACGCGTTGTAGATGGGGTCAGGGACTCGCGGTTGGCCGATTGCGATTCCCGTGAGGTCGAGGTTGAGAGCTGGTGCCGCCATAGGGGTGGAAAGTTATTTATACCCCTCCATGGGCTGATGATGAGGCGTGAGGCCGAGAAAACGGAATGGTTGGTTGATGAGATTGGCTCCTACTTTGAACTGTACACCACGTGACTTAGAAAGGGAAAAGTGCCGGAGGTAACCCTCGATGATGTCGAGGCCTGTCCACACGTCCCCGGTAGCCTGCCAAACGGTGCCGTCGTTGGCCCACGTCTCCACGGAGGAGCTGAGAGACACGCTTTCCTGATAGAAACCACCAATCGTGGAAATACGCCACTGGAGCAGCGCAGCCCACGCTCCGCCTGCGTCAAATTGGTAGAAACAGTGCTTCCACTTGAGCCGCTGTTTCCTGCCCGCCGGAGCGATATAGGGGAAGACGTAGTAGGCGTTGATAGCTGAGCCATTGTGGTTGTAGGAGGCATTGGCAATGGCCGTATAGCGCCGATAACTCCCGCTGGCTGTGGGTGAGCCGAACGTGAGTGCCAGGGTGCCATCTGACTGCTCTTGTACCGCGAAGCAGGAGACCGTCCAGTCCTTGCGAAGGAACTGGCCCGAAAGAGTCTTGTAACGCAACACGCGGTCATTCATGGTTTGGCCACTGCGGGTATAGGCGACCCAGTATTCGTTTTCAAACCATCCGCCCGCAAGGCTCGATTCCTTCGTTCCGTCCATTGTGCGGAAGTCAGGCTCCACGTCTCGCGACAGGTAGTCATCTTGGTCGTAGCCGCGATTGCGCCAGACGCCCGTGCGGTTCGTGAAGTAGAGGAAACCGTCCGTTCCCTTGACGACCGAACGCAGGGACGTGGTGCCTTGGTTGCCAAGCGCACGGAAGGCGATTGTGGAAAACGTCAGCGCGTCCCAGCCATACTTCATCCGTTCTTTGACGACGATCTGCTGGTTTCCCAGGTGACGTAGGGCCACGATGAGGCCAAAGCCGTCCTTCTTGTAGCACTCGACCGACCCGCCGCCGGCAAAGTCTTCGTAGGAGCCAAGAGCCGAGTAGCTGATTGTCGAACCACTGGCTGTCCACAGGCGGTCATTGTGAAAGTCGATGGTCTTGCCGTTCGTGATTGCTCCGACCCCTGAGGTCGAACCAGTGAAGGTCCACTTGAGGGGCGTGTCGGTTCCGTTGACCATGTAGACCACGTCGTTGGCAACCACAAAATCCCAGACGAGACCGTCAGTGAGACCCGTAGCAATGTCCTGCCAGGCTGAGCCGTCGAAATACTGGATCTTCGTACCGAGCGAACGCAGGAGATACTTGGTCCCGTCGTTCTTCCGAGCCTCGAAGTGATTGGTTACGGGACTGGCGCCGGTCGTCGAGCCAATGGCGGTATAGCCCAAGTCGGTCTCGATGATTCCGTCCTCGGTGGTGTCAACGTTCAGAAGATCCGGGGACTGGTTGACGAGCGCCCGCGGGTTGTCCCGGAGGTTGAGTCCGCCGAAAGGGCCGTGGAGGGGAAGGGGTATCCATTCCTCGTTGTCTCGGATGATGGGGCGGGGTTTGGGCATAAGCAGGGCTCAAGTACCGGGCTTTGGTGGAGGGTCCGCCGCCCGGTGCCTCAGAACTTCTTTAGGGATAATTCGGGTACTGGTCACGGATGTCGCCCCATGCAACCGATTTGCGGCGTGTCCGACGGAGCAGCTTCCCGGTCAGCCGCTCAATGGCGTTGTCGACTTCCGTGTAGTGCGCGACGGACTTTGCGTAATTGCCGTTGGCAGCCCTGTAGAGGCCCTTGGCGTACTCGGCAATGAGCGGTTGAAAAACCGTAGGCATCTTCGGGACGTCGGCGTCCAGGGCAAGCGAGGCCGCCTGCTTGACGTAGGCAAGGGTGCCACTGGTGGGAGAAGGAATGGCCCCGATTTTCGTTCCCCAGAAGTAGAATGCGTACGGGTCAGAATTCGCCGTCCACTGGTTCCGCTGCTCGTAATCGATTTCCGTCCGGTAGAAGTTCCCGTCCTGGTCTTGAAGCTCGACCAGGTGCATGAAGTCGCCCGGTAGATCCGCCTGGCCGTTGGTAAACGTAAGGGCGGCGGTCGTCTCAAGCTCAGGGAGGATAATGAACTGCTGCAGGTACTCGTAGCCCCGATTAAGCCAGCCAAACAAAATCGCCCCGTCCACCGTGTCGTCGGTGTCGTTGAGGACGATATTCTTGAGGTCTGAAACTGTCATTCGGTGGTGAGAATTAGTTGCTCTGTCCCTCCACCTGCCCCAAGTTCAAGCCTTGGCGGTGCGTGCTATTTCTTCGGTTTGCTTCAGTAGATCCTCTTTGCCCGCCTCGAAGTCCCGCTCATCGAACACGACTTCGCCGATGTGCCCGACCTGGACCCTGCTGTCCAGCCAGACCTGTAGCCCGGCCTTTCGGGCGTTCCAGCAGAAGGACGAATCTTCGGGCAGTTCACGGTCGGTCTCAGGGAAATAGATAAAATTGAAAGGATGTGGTCCAACGCGTTCCAAGGCACGACGGCTGATGAGGGTGAAGGCCATGCCGCACGACTCGACCTGCTGGAGCGCTTCTTTTTCAAAGTTGATCAGGGTCTCCACTTCTCCGTCACGCTCTGTGCTGAAGCGTCCGACGACCGGACGAACTGGGTACTTGCGGGTAAAGGCATTCCCCGTCACGACGTCCTTGTGGTCATCAATGAGTTGCTGCAGCGCGTCGGCTTTGAACATCATGTCGCTGTCCACGAAGAGCAGGTAGTCGGGCTTCTCAGGACGGTCCAGGAAGAGCCGGACGAGCTGGTTGCGGGAGCGGTGGATGAGGCCCCCACGGTGGAACGTGACGATGGAATCGTAGGCCGCCGAATGCGTCAAATTGAGAACGCAGGTGGCTGTTTCCGCCCATACCTGCTGGTAGCAGGGGACGGCGATGAGAACGAGCGGGGGTTTCTTGAGTTTCAATTTCGAGAACATAGTCCCTCCAGGGATGAAGGGCGCTTAGCCCTCGGATTCAGCGTCGAGATCAGCGGCGGTTGTCGCCTTGACGGCTACGGCGGCGCGTTCGCCTTTCTTGGTTCGGACAGGCTTGGCTACCTCGGGAACCTCGTCGCCGGTGACTCTACTGACCTGTGCCTGCATTGGGACATTGGCCTGGGCGTCATCCTCGGCGAAGAAATCAACTCCATAGGCTGGGTGGTTCCTGAGGAACTCGATGATGGCGGGGTCCGACGTCTCGTAGCGACCACGGTGGAATTCCGCGGCGCGCCCGGCTGTCTTGATGAGCTTGTTGCCGTCCGCGAGCATGCTCGTGCTGTGCTTGTAGACGATGCGGTGCTCCGCATACTTCGAGAAAAATACGACTGGTTGATTGCTCATGGTGTTCTCCAAAGTTTACTGGTGAGTCCTCCGCTCCCCCCGATCGGATCGGGGAGAGGTGGACGAATCGCCTAGCCAAACTAGCTTCAATAAGTTATTACGTCCTTTAGAATCGCGTGTGTCTTCTCTTGGATGACCTGGATGCCAGCCTCGGTGATGAACTGGTCCTTCTGCCCGTCCACGTCGTTCGTCTGAATGTTCATTTGCAGACGCGTGTCGCGGTTTTGTAGAGGGCGGTAGAACGTGTTTTCGAGGTCGATCAGGTAGCCGTAGCCACCGTACTCCTGGTTGGTTGAACCAGTGCCTTCCAACATGTCGTGACCAACGAGCATGACTTCACCATGAGGTGAGAGGTACTGCGCGATGGCAATCCCGTAGGTCTTGTCCTTGGGGAACATCTGCAGCTTGCCTTGCGCCCACGAACTGATCGCGGAGAGCAACAGGCGGGAGGCGAAGAGGTACTTCTTCGAGCTGCCGTAGCGGAACCCGGAGCGGAGGAACGATTCAAACTCAGCTTCCGTGATGGTGCCGGATACGTCGGTGACGTTGGTCGTGATCCACTTGTCGAGACCACGAACGTAACGACGTGGGTGCGTGCCGGAAGTGTCCAGCGCCCGTTCACCGAAGAAGAAGGCGCGCTCAAGTTTTTGGGCGTGCTTGATGCCGGTGATGCGTCGTTGCTCCGGAAGGTCCGGGCCAGTCCACATGTCGGTGTTCTCCAACGTGTTGGTCGTTTCAACGGCGCTCTTGAAGATTTGAGCGTAGTTGAACTGCTCCGTCCCGAGACCGGTGTTGGCGGTTGCGGAGGCAGAACCTTCCTCGAAAGCCGAGCCGATGATCCACAACGGTTCTGCGCTGACGAGCGTGTTGGCCGTGGTTTCACCGACGCCCCGGACGATGGTCAGGGTGTTCGTCACGATGGCGGTCACGCGGAAGACTTCACCCGTGCGCGGCACCTTGACGGTGTCTTGTGGGGAGAAGTACGTCCCGTTGGCCACAACGACGGACGTGGAGCCCGAGGTGTAGCCCGTGCCGAAGTTGATGGAGTCGATGTAGCTTTCGATGTCCTGCTCGAACCACGAGAACTTCGGGTTCGTTGTGACGCGCTTGCGCAGCTTTGCGGTCAGGGCGACCAGCGGCGCTTTGTTGGCGTCAAGCAGGTACAGCTTATTGTCGATGTCTGGTTTGACTTGCGCTGCAGTAACGTTTCCGGTACCGCGAGCGCCTGAGAGGTTGGGCATTGGTTTAGGTAGTGTCTAAAGAATTGAGCGCGGAACTCTTCTATAACAGAATTGAGTCTCCGTGCCCTCCAGCTTTGGCGATTTCGTCGAAGACGTCGCCCTCTGCACCCGACTTGCCGGTCGTTCCCGACTGGCTCTCCGCGTTGCCCTTGTTCAGGTCGCGCATTTTCTTGTCCTTGCGCTCCATGCCGGCCGCTTCCAAGTCTTTCCCGGCCACTGCGTAATACAGCTCGTCCAGTGAAAGTTTCTCGCGGGTGACGGCGTCCTTCTCACCCATCGCCTTGCGGTATTTACTTCGCTCGGGGTGGGCCTTGAAGTACGTGTCGACCTCGGCGGCGGCTTTCTCGCCGTAGATGGGCTGAACCTTCTTCTCGGCGGCCATTTCACCGCCTTTGAAGATTGCTTCCTCAATCAGGGCAATGACGTCGTCCTGGCTCTTGGCCTGGGCAAGTTTGGTGCGGTCGATGAGAATAGGGCGTTCGGCTGCTTCCGTGGCGCCCGGGTCTCCGGCCTTGCCTCGTGCGTCGAGAACGGCCCGGGCTTCTTCCACGAGCGTCTTGACCTGGCCCATGCGCTCTTGAAAGCGCGTGTTCATGGCCACATAGGAAGCCTTCAGCTCTTTGGGGAGCTTGGCAACTTCTTCGGGTGTAAGGAGCGAGTCTTCGGCTTGTTCGCCTTCCTCGTTCCCGTCGTCTTCGCTTGTCGCGGTCTCGTCGGTCCCCTCCTCCGTGTCCGATTCGTCCTGCGGTGCGTCGTCGCGGGCGTCGGAGCCGTTCTGGGACTCGCCGGTGTCTTCAGTCGCTTGTCCGAGATCCTTGTCGTTGAGGGCCTCTCCTGATTGGTCCCCAGCGGTGGAGTCTGCGGGTGCGACGGACTTGTCGGTCGTGTCGTCCATAGTGGTGTTCCTACTTAGTGAAAAGAACCAGCGTTTATGCGCTGGCGTCTGGGGGGAACACCCCTTTGCAAAATGTTCCCCACCATGCGCGAGCGCGCAACGATGCTTGCAAAGGGTATGTGGAAAGGTTCTAGGCGAGCTCGCCCGTGGCGGGACTGTTGTCCGGCTCCTGGGCTGCCTTCTCGGTAAGTGTCTTGATGTCTCTCTTCATGGATTCGAATTCACCGAGGACTGCCATGATGGCTTCACGGCGGTACCAGAGGGACAGATAGGCGTCCCAGTCCTGGCATTTCACCGTAGCAAGGGTGTTCTCAATTCGGGCAATCGCGTCCTCCAGTTTGACCTTGCGAAACTTCTGCCAAACGGGGCTATCTGTAAGCTCCAGGAGTTCCTGGTCTTCCGCAAGTCGTGCGAGTTCCTGTTCGGTCAATTCCATCTAGGAGAGGAGGAGTGAATGATTCTGCTCTTCTTTGGAGCGTTCCGCGATGATGTCCTTGCGGTCGTCGCGAATGCCTTCGATCACTGTGATGAGGTCGTTCAGGCAACGGCTGAGGATGGCGTCGCGCTCCTTCTCTGATTGAACACCCTCGCTCTGCTTTTGGCAAGCGGAGCGGGCCGCGTAGGATGCTTCCGATACCCTGCTGAATACCCCTTCGTAGGCTCTTTCGGCCTTCTCGGCGGCGAGTTCCTTCTCTACGACGTTGCCCAACTTCTTGGCGGGTGTCTCCTCATTGTCGCTGGAATCCGAGGACTTCGAGAGTGCCGCGGCCCGGCCAAAGCGGCCTGCTTTGTCCATTTCCTGACGTTTCTCGGTGCTTACCCCCACCATTTTGTCGGCGATGTCGTAGTTGACGGTGCTCATATTGGTTGAATCTTAGAAGCTGATGCGATGATTTGCGATTGATCTGGGGCGTTGTCGGTCACCGGTACCGTGGAAACCTGATCCTCCTGGGGCATTGGTGGCTCGATAGCGCCCTCTGGGGGCAAAGCAGGCTCTGGGACACCCGCAGGGGGCAATCCGACCATCTGGAAGGCCGCCTGTAGCTGTTCAGGACTGACGGCCAGGGGGTTGATTCGCATGATGTCGGCAACGGCGGAAAGTACCTTGGTGGGATCAACCGGTGGCGGGGCCTCAGTCATGGACTTTTCTTTGTCCTGAATGTAAGCCTCGATAGCGTCCATCAGCTCCTTCGGCTGCACCTTGATTTCGTCATACAGCTCCATGAGCGGCAGGAGTACCGGCTTTAAGGCGCGGAACTTCTTGGGGTCTGAGTCAAGAATCTTGCCCAGCATTTCCATGAGCTGCATCCCCTGTTGCCGGGCAACTTCCTTGTAGGCGATGACGGATTTGGCGTCGTAGCGGACCTGATCGGGTGAGACGTTCTGGAAGTCTTGCGGGTTGATCTCGTCCGACTGGGATTCGCCCTGGCTGTCGGTCCAATCCATGTGCTGCGACTCCACAAGGGTTTGCTGGACGATCAGGTGAACGAGGCGGGCGTGGCGGTTGAGGAACCGCTCAGCACGGCGGATGACCCCGTCGTAGCGTTCATTGGAGCTGGAAGCGATGAGGTCAGCCTCGCCAAGGGTCCTGGCCGAGCGGGGACCACCGGAAAGCACCAATTCGCCGGCTCCAGTTGCTTTGGCAATGTCCTGCTGGAGGATGTTGTCTTCCTGATAAGCGTTTTGGGTGACGTCAGGCTGAACGTCTCGCCGCATGTTGGCCATGTCTTTGAGACGAATCACACCACTTGGCCGGTGTGTCAGCTCGCCGTCTTCAATGGGTTCGTCGGTCTGCAGAACTGTCATCCCGTCAACGATCCGGCTGACGTTGTCCATGCGCTGGTTGCGCTTGTCGGCGCGCTCCAACACGAGGCGCTCCATTTCACGGGCGACGCCGATGCCGCGGTAGTTGAACGTGTCCTCGATGTACCGGAAAGCGTTGATCGGAAGCTCATCCTCGGGCATTGGGTTCGCCTTATCGCGCAGAGTCTCGACTCGGTTCCCGATGCTTAGGAGTCGCCCCTTAGGGTACTTCTTGCACGACCGCTCCCAGATTTCCCACAGCTCGATGGTTGGGTCGTCATTCTCGTCCTCCTGGTTGGTTAGATCAGGCGTTGCGACACCAAGGTTGTCCTCGTTCTGTTGGCCTTGGACCTGTGACTTACGAGGGATTACATGGACTTTGTCGCGGTCGAGAGTCAGGTCATTGGGAAGGCTCTTTGACGCCGTCAGCCGGCCAAGCGCATCGGCGTCATAAATGGATTCGTCCAGTTCGGATTTCTTCTTGAAATACTGGAAGAGCACCCAAGGCAATTCTTCATCAGTCGGGTAGCCTCGTGGAAAAAAGACGCGACCTGGATCGCATACCTCGACGGCTGGCCCTGCGTAATCCACCACGAAGCGGGTTTGTGGCTTTCCGTCCGGACCAATGACCGGCTGCTGCTGTCCAGTTGGCTCGCCGAATTGGTCGAGCACGTCCTGCATGATCGGCTCTTCGTGACCCTCCACTTTTGGAGTGACCTTCTCGACGCCAAATCCGAACCACGTACCACGCTTGATGATGGTTTCGAACTTTCCGTCCATGCCCATCTTGTCCCAGTAAGCGTCATGGGCGCGTTGAACACGCAGAAGGTGTTCGCCCTCGATGCCACCGCGGGATTTAACGATGACCTTCGCCCGGCCTTTGGTCAGTCGTGGGGTGATGGATTCCACCCCAGCATGAACGTCCGGCGGAAAGATGTTGGCGCGGTAGGGTCCTCGAAACTCCCGCCACATGTACCAAAACTCGAACGCCTGCTGGTCGCGCTCGAAGTAGGGTTTGAGAAATGCCTCGGATTTGCTAAAACGCCCCGTCCAGACCTTGATGGTGTCGGCCTTGGTGGCTTCCTCCTTGGACGGCTGAACCACCGGAATTACCGGGTCTTGCTGTCCTCCGACGGGAACGGTTGACTCGATGGGCATGAGGGAAGTGAGTGGGTCAGTAACCTGTGACTGAGTCGTAGGCCGGCTCAACGGCGCGACGCCTGTGCCTGGTGATGTAGGGGTTGTGTTTCATGACTTGGAGGGTGACGCCGGCGGACACGACGCGGTCATCCTTGCAGTTCTCTTGCGCGGAGGTCGTGCCGTTAGGCTGGCGGACAAACGTGAGGCACTCGTCGATCGTGGCAGCAGCATTGATGACGATGGAGCGCTCGCGAATACGCTGGCGGAGCTCATCTACCATTAGGGGCTTTGTCTTCGATGTTGTCAACCAACCGAGCTTGTTCATCGCCTTGTTCGTGCGCTCATCCACCTGCACCGAGCGAAACAGGTTGGAGTAGCCAGACTTCTTGAGGGCCACGAGGACAGTCAGCCCATGATTGTTCCGTTCGACACCGACTTCAGCGTTGCGGTAGTACCAGCCAAGGTTGGTGAGCACTTCGGAGCCGAGCAAGTCCGGGTCAATCAGGCCATGCCACTGGGCCACCTGCTCGCTCGTCTCCTTGTCGAACACGTCCACAGATGAATAATCCCCGCCTGCGATACCTTCCGAAGTGTCGGCCCCGATGGCGTACTGACCCTCAGCCTGCGGCATCTTCCAAATCGAGAGGGGGCCTTTGGGATCGACGACAAAGCGGATCTTCTCCACCGGATTCTTCGGATCACGCTCGTCCATGTAGGTTTCGAGGAATCCGCGCCACTTGGGCAGCGTCGTGGTCTTGCGCATCTCACGCAATGCCTGGACGGGGAGGGCTGGGGAGCCAGACGAGAGAAAGCAATCGACGTCGTTCTCCGGGTATTCCTGCAGGAACAGATCAATAGAATCGAATTCCTTGACCTTCTCGCGCCGCCACTGGAGTTGCTCAAGCTCCAGGCCGTAGGTGGTCTGCGCTTTACGCTCCTCTGCGGTCAGGCTCTTCTCGAAGCGGTCACGATCTTCCACAGAGGCAAATGGCAGCCGGTACTCACGATGGACAAACCACGGGAAAAACAGCGGAGTGAATGGGGTCTCGCCGCGCTTGGAGGCTTCCCAGAGCCGATGAAACTCGGCGCCAATACCGTTAGCGGTGGACTCGATGATGATGGCCGTTCCAGGAAGATTCGGAACCGCTTGAAGGATGCCGGTCAGGAATGTCCGTAGGTCAGGATAGAACGCGGCTTCCGACAGGTGGAGATCGTGAATGGTCTTGGATCGACCGGCGCGGAGATTCCGGGCCAGCGCCACGGAAAGCCGACTCCGTAGCCCAGGCTTATCCCGACGCGCGTTGTCCGACGGATTCTCGAAGACAAGCTCGCGGCGGTTGGAGTACCGCTGCATGGGCAGGAGCGAGTCCGGCAAGCCGTCACGATACAGCTTGACCATTTCGAACAGGTGAGCCGTGGAGTCTTCATCGTGGCTGACCACGACAGCGGTGCGGTTCTTCCTGGTCGTCGTGCGATTGAAAAAGCGACCCTCAACGTAGGTGGAGACGCCTTCCTGCCGGGCCTTGAGGATGATGTAGCGGATGGCCTTACCCGCAGCCTCGTCGGCGGTCCAGCGTTCGTCCAGGAGGTTTTGGGTATCGTTGAAGTCGAGACGTTGAATACGCTCGTCTTTGGTCTTGATCGACAGACAGCGACCCGCGTACCAGCGGAAGTCGCCCTTAATTCTCCGGATCAGATCCCTCGTCGTCGAGGAGGTCTTCGATTCCGCTAACTCGGTGTTCATGCTTTTCAGGGGCAAAGTCGCCACGCAACTTGTAGGCAAGCTCCAGGCCGGCCTTTACTGCCTGGCTATCCGGTTGGTCAGTCAACTCATGGTGGGATTCCTTGCCTTCCCTCACCACGATGACTTCTCGCTTATCGAGAAGCGCATGATGGCGGTCAGCAAGCAGTTCGCTGGTCACTCCCTTTGCTTCAAGAGCCTCCAGCATCGTCGTCTTGACCTTTTCCGACAGCACGGCGAGGATTTTCTCCGCGTATTCCTTTGCGTACCCAGCCTTGATCGCCGACTGATAGGCATTGCTGAACGTCTTGGACTTCCGATCCGTGTAGTACTTCAGGAAGTCAGCCTGACGTGGGTTGAGGGTTCCGGGCTTTTGCATTATTCGAGTGGTGCGCCAAACAACACGGGGAGCAGGAGAAACCCGAGCAGTAAAGCGAGGAAAACAAGCAGAGCGATGACAAGCTCAGCCGTGCTCCCAACTGTGAATCTAGGTCGCGGCAGACGGATCATGGGGGTTGAGAAATACATGCTCAGGGATAAGGGCTTTCGTCGGTGGGAAGTGGGTCAAGCACTTGCGGCACACGAGCCGATTGACGTGCCTGGCTGTTCTGCCGTCAATGAGCACGATATCTCCGACCTTCTCTGAACCCGTGGGGAAGTGATCCATGATGGCAACCCGTTTGCGACAGGCAGGGCATAGCAGCGTCACGAGGACGGTTCGATTCTTTGGAAATACCTTCATTTAGGGATGTTCTCCTTCGGGGTAGTCGAGCTTCCCCCACTCACGATCAAGGTTTCTGACGGCGGTAATTTCTCCCTCGGCTTCAAGACGTTGTTTCTTTTGGTTGAGGGTGGCCATTTCTCCCATGCCGGCTTGTTCTATGCGGGAATGGTCCTGATGAAGGCCCATAATGTCGTCGCGCCAGACAAAGCGCAGACCGCAGGTATCGCGTAATCGGCGGGCCAGGTCATCGTCATCGAATCCTGCCTTGTCAAAGTCCTCGTCAACGCCGTTGATGGCCAGCAGGTGCTTGCGCCATAGGATCGAGAGGAACCAGAGAGGGCGGGCAGCGTGCGAGCCGCACATGAGGCTGCCCATGTGGCCTTTTAGGAAGTTGACGACCCGGGCGAACACCCAGATACCTGGGTCATTCTTTACGGAATCAACGAGCTTCTTGATCGTGATGTCGTCGGAGTGGATGACTTCGCCCCCCTGCAAGATGATGAGGTCTGCTTTTGCTTGGCGTATGCCGATGTTCAATGGACGAGCGGGATTGCTCCAGCCAGGACGGTCGAGGTAGAAATAGCGGATCGGGAAGTCCTTGCGCAGCGACTGAGTGTCGTCGGTGGACCCGTCGTCGATCAGGAGTACCTCGAAAGGCGGGGCTGTTTTCTTCTGGGCGTAAATGGACTCCAGCGTCCGACGAACCAATCCATGGCGGTTGTAGCTCGGCAGAACGATTGAAACGACGGGTTTTACCCTCCTGGTTGGCATCTAGGCTGTGTGGGAAGTAATCAAGGGAGTTTCGAGGAGTGGGGC